AGAGTTTCTACCTACTATACACAAACAAACTAAAGGATAAATAATGGCAACCGTAGTAATTACAGGGCGCGATGTTTCTCTATCTTTCACAGGTGGAACAGATATCGAAGCACAAGCAACAAGCGCAATTCTAACAAAGACAAATGTTCGTGAGACATACCAGACACTTGATGGGGAAGCTTACAAAACCGTAAATATCGAGGGTGAGTTCGCTCTATCAATGCTTGCAGACTGGGGTAAGGCTAACTCAGTATGCGAAGCTCTATGGACGGCAGCAGAGACAGCGCCAGACACAGACATCAGCATCACACTAACAGCCGCTACAGGCGCACAATTTGTATTTCCAATTAAGCCAGAGTTTCCAACAGCTGGTGGCGCTGGAACAGATGCTCAGACTGTAGACTTTACATTCAAGGTATCAAAGGGCGAAGTAACAGAAACATTTAGTTAAAAACTAGAAACGGGAGCAAACAATGCAACAGCAAATAACAATTAAATATAACGATGGGTCTGAAGATACTTATCAAGTCAGACCACCAGATTACGCCAAGTGGGAGATGGCCACTAAAAAGGTTATCTCTAACTTTGGTGGTATGTGGGATATTTTGTTTGTAGCTCATTCAGCAATGAAGCGAGATGCAGGCGGAAAGCCCGTTAAACCACTAGAAACTTGGATGGAAACGGTGGCAGATGTCGAGGTGGGAAGCGATGACCCAAAAGCCATCCAAGAGGAAGCGTAAGCCGACTCTTAGTTGATCTGGCAATAGCGACTCAGATCCCTATGTCAGAGTGGCAAACAGCAGAAGATATTTTGACCGCTATAGAGATACTAGAGGAGAGGAACAATCGTGGCTGAACAAACGGCTCTCGATAAAACCCAACTTCGTGCAGTCTTTAAGGCGTTAAAGAATATGGACGAGCAGGCAGTAGACGAAGCCAAGCGCCAGTCTGGTGCTCTAGCAGAATATGCTCGCAAAGAAGTGATTGGTGCTGCATCGGGATTACAGTCCCGAGCAGTTGCCAGTCGCATCGCACAAGGTTCAAAGGTAAAGAAGTCATCTAGAATCGGTGAGATCACTTACGGCTTTGCAGCTCAGAAGTTTTCAGGTGGTGCAACGACTAAGGTACTTTGGGGTCCTTCGGAGTTTGGTACTAATAAGTTAAAGCAATTCCCTGTTTGGTCAGGACCGAATCCTGCGGGTGGTAGAGGTTCTAAGGGTTACTTTATTTATCCAACACTACGCAGAATTCAGCCTTACATCGTAGCTGAGTGGACTAAATCGTTCGATAAGATTTTGAAGGAGTGGACATAATGGCTAAAGATAGTAGAGCCTTAACGCTCAAACTCCTTGCGGATATAAATGATTTTACTAAGAATATTAACAAAGCCGATAATGATGTAACTGGCTTTGGTGACAAGGTTACTAAGTTTGGCAAGATCGCAGGCGCAGCCTTTTTAGCAGCAGGCGCAGCAGCAGCGGCTTATGCAGGAAAGTTAGCAATCGATGGAGTCAAAGCTGCCATTGAAGATGAAGCAGCCCAGGCTAAACTAGCAACCACATTAAAGAATGTGACTGGCGCTACAGATGACCAAATTAAGGCCACAGAAGATTATATTCTTAAGCAGTCTTTATTATTTGGTGTTACAGATGATGAACTTCGTCCATCCTTAGATCGACTTACTCGCGCTACTGGCGATGTTACAAAGGCACAGCAATTACAGTCTATTGCGATCAATATTGCGGCTGGTACAGGCAAGAGCCTACAGGCAGTCACAGAAGCACTTTCAAAGGCCCAGGAAGGCAACCTAGCGGGTCTTTCACGGCTTGGTGTAGGTATTACTAGGGCTGAACTTGCCACGCTTTCATTTGATGAAGTAACAGCCAAACTAGCTTCAACCTTTGAAGGCCAGGCAACAATCCAAGCGGATACCTTCCAAGGAAAGATGGCTCGTCTATCTGTTGCATTTAATGAAGCCAAAGAAACTGTTGGATCTTTTATTCTTGATGCAATAACTCCTTTAGTTGAAAACATTGTTACATATATCGTTCCAGCCGTTCAATCATTTATTGAGGGTTTTACAGGCGGCAGCGGATTAAAAAATGCCTTTCAACAAATCATCGATGTGGCTAAAGTTATCTTTATTCCTGTTCTTGAGGGCGTTCAATCTGTCTTTAATAAAGTTAAAAATGTCGTTAAAGATAATGAAAAAGAATTCAGGGCTTTATGGTCATTTACTAAGAATGTTTTAGCCCCGTTTCTTGGCGGTGCGTTCAAGGTTGCTTTTGAAGTAATTGGAACAGTAATTGCAAACACCGTTGAAGGTGTAGCTAAACTTATTAGTTTATTTGAGAAACTTTTTATAGCTGGTCAAAAGGTAGCAGGATATTTAGGTTTTGGCGGGGGATCTACTACACTTTCGGCAGCACCTGCACCAGCTCCTGCAAGTAAATTTGCCTTACCACCAATTATCCCAAACGCAAAAGGTTTAATGGCCGGTGGAACAAATGTCACTAATAACATTACAGTTAATGGCGCTATCGATTCAGAATCAGCAGCTCGTCAAATCGTCCAAGTGCTCAATCAATCCTTTTACCGTGGAACCCTTGGCCCAGGAGCGTTAGTCGCAGTATGACACTCTGGAATCCCGATTGGGCGGTGGAGGTAAATGGGCTAGGTGATGTTACAAACTTAGTTTTGTCAGATCTAACTATTACCTCTGGCCGTTCAGATATCTACAGCCAACCAGTTGCAGGTTATTGCCGTTTTACTCTAAAAAACCTAACCCAGTCAGCTATTGCCTTTGATGTTAATGATTCTATTGTGGTCAAGATTAAAGATTCCACAGGTACTTATATCCCTTTGTTTGGCGGAGATATTTCAGACATCGATATAGTCGTGGCAACAGGCGAGCCAGCCATTACTCAAAATGTCACAATTACAGCTCTAGGAGCACTATCTAAACTACCGAAGGCATTGACTGAGGGCGTACTTACTAAAGACTTTGACGGTGACCAGATCTATGAGATTTTATCTGAGGTCTTGTTTGACCAATGGAATGAAGTGCCAGCTGCTGAAACTTGGGCCGCTTATGACCCTACGGTAACTTGGGAAAACGCTGAGAACTCTGGCCTTGGTGAAATAGATCGTCCAGGAGATTACGAGCTCACAGCCAGATCGGCTTCTACTACAGATGTTTACTCATTAGTGGCTAGCCTTGCTACTTCTGGCCTTGGTTACATTTATGAGGATGCTTCTGGCCGTATCGGCTATGCAGACTCAACGCACAGATCTCAATACTTAGCGGCTAATGGCTACGCATATGTAGATGCTGGCTGGGCGTACGCAAGTGGTATAGCAAGCTCTAAGCGACTTGGGGATGTGCGTAACAAGGTGACTATTACCTATAAAAATAGCCAACAAGAAACAGCCGAAGATGCTGCATCGATTGCAGTCTATGGCACTCAAGCCCAGAACATACAAACCACCATTGAAAACGGAGCAGATGCTTTAAGTCAGGCAGAGTTTTATCTAGACATTCGCGCCTTTCCGCAATATCAATTTAAGAGCATTACTTTCCCAATGACTAACCCTAATATTCCAGATGCTTCCAGAGATCAAGCTTTTAATATTTTTATGGGCTTACCATTAGACATCGAGGATCTACCTCTTAATATCTCTAATGGGCGTTATCAGGGCTTTGTCGAGGGTTGGACTTGGACTACCCGATTTAACGCTTTGGATCTTACGGTTATCGTTTCGCCCGTGGCTTTTAGCCTTCAGGCCTTTAGATGGAATTCTGTACCAATCGGTGAAACATGGAACACGATAAGTCCTACTTTGGACTGGAATAACGCTACAATAGTAGCCTGATATAAGGAGAGTAAATGCCAACAACCACCAACTTTGGCTGGACAACCCCAGCCGACACCGATCTTGTTAAGGACGGTGCAGCTGCTATCCGCACCGCTTTAGGTGGCGTTGATACATCTTTCGTTGATCTTAAAGGGGGAACAACGGGTCAAGTATTGGCTAAGGCATCAGGTACTGATTTGGATTACACTTGGACAACACCAGCCGCTGGTGGAACATCCTGGACATTGCTCAATTCGGGTGGCACGGCATTAACAGGCGCACAAACAATTACAGTTTCAGGCATTTCAGCCAAAAATGATTTGTTTATTATTTTTTCAGGTGCATCATCTGCAACAGCCCAGTCAGAATTTCGTATTAGATTCAACGCGGATAGTGGTAGCAATTACGCAGCTTTCGGAATTGGAAATAATTATTTAGCTGCTTATAGCAATCAATTATTGGATTATGAAAGCGATTCTGCTCGAAGTAGCATAAGGATGGCGCAAATGACCACAAGTGCAAGCAATGTTTGTAGTGGTTATTTATATGTATCAGGCGCAAACACAAGCGGTATTAAAGCCGTTCATGGAGCTGGTGCAGCGCAACAAGGCACAGGAGCAAAGCAATACGCGATTGGCGGATACTGGTCAGGTGCGGCAACAGTTTCCAGCGTTAGTATCGTTTCTGAATTTGGCAATTTTGATGCTGGCACGATTTTTGTTTATACGAGCGCATAAGGAGAATCATGAAGATTACAGAAAAAGAGTTTAACGCGATTACAGGCGAAGAAACAATTATTGAACGCGATGAAACCGCTGCTGAGACAAAAGCTCGATTAGACCACGCTAAAAGCGTTTCAGCTGCATTAGCAGAGATTGAAGCAAAGGAATCTGCTCGCGCAGCTATTCTTGAGCGTTTAGGTCTAACAGCAGAAGAAGCAGCTTTGTTACTTGGATGAAAGTAAAACTAAGTAAAGCGCTAATTCAGTTAAGAGAACAGGCAGAC